TCCACCTTTTTTCATGAAACCCATATTGTTTCTGACTTTAGTTGGAAGTTTGCCTAAAGATTTTTTCTTATCAGCAGGTATTGGTTTTAATTTGTTCATTATTTTTTCTCCTTTTTACAGTTACATTCGTGACTACACAGACATTGTGTAATACCAAATACTTTACAAACTAATTCGCATGATTTGCGTTTTAGATATTTTAATACATCTTTCCAAGATTCCATATTATCTCCATCCTTTTTTTGCTAGTTTAGGTTTACCAGCTCTTACTAGTCCACCTTTTCTTTTTTTATCTCTATCTACCATTTTAGGTTCGATAAGTAAACCTTCGCCAGAAATAGGATCACCTTGAATATCTTGTTCTCCTGTTCCTTTGACTAATTTAGTACCCGCACCTCTTTTAGTTAATCCATATAATTTTTTGAACATGTTTGTTTTTTCTTTTCCGGATAATTTCATTTGAGATGCTTTTTTAAAAGCTTCGGTTGTTTTATTTCCTTTTTGTTTGGGTGCTGGTTCTGTTTTATCGGTTAGTTCTAATTCATTAGCAAGTTTAACAAAGTCTTTTCTGTTTCCACCTTCTTTAGCTAGTTCTATAAATTTTTGTCTTTTAGATTCACCCATGTTATTTTCCTTTTTTTGTATTAATAATATCGGTTGCTTTGATTCCATACACGGCAGCTACTACAGAAATCCAAAGTCCCGTTATCCACCACGGCATCGTTTGTAATTTTTCAAAATATAAATCTAATTTTTTAGAAATATCTTCGTCTTCTGCAAAAACAGAATACGCTAATAAAAATAGAGGACTGGATAACGTCAATAAAATGAATTCGTCCTTCCAATCGTTTTTCTGTGCTTCAAAAACTTTACCGGTATATTCAATTTCACCGCGTTTCATTTTCTCCGCATGCAACAATGCTGCTTCTGACATTGCAATTTCAGATTTTTTCTTATTAGAATATATTTCTACTGCGGCCTTGACTCCAGAGCCAATTAAACTCCATGGAAACATGAATTAGTACCAAGTAGCTTTTTGTTTTTTCATAGTTTTAGTACCTTTGACTGTCACTGTTTCTTTAGAACCAGCTTTAATCACAGGAATAGTCTTTCCACCCATAGGAGTTCCTACTTCTGTAGTACTTTTAACCATCTTTTTATTATTTTTTACCATTTTTTTTCCTCTTTTTGCTCATTTTAGCTTCTGATAAAGCAATTGCAATAGCTTGTTTTGGATTTTTCACAATTTTTCCTGATTTTCCACTGTGAAGCTTGCCTGCTTTAAATTCTCTCATCACTTTACCGACCTTTTTTTGGCCTTTACCCATTTTTTTCATATTAAATCATCTCCTTTTTAGCTCTGTTGGTTAATTCTGTTTTTGTAAGGGATGTTGCCGCCCTTAATTCGGCTAAATCTTCGTTCTGTTCTAGTTTTTCTTGTTGATTCATTTGATTCATCATAGCCTTCATCTTGTCTAAGTTGATTCTTTCCTCATCTGTTTTTTTCTTACGAGCATTTTCTTGTGCTTGTAAGTCTAACTCTCTTGCTCTTAACTTAGCAATTGGATCATTTCCAAAATCACCCATGATTTTCTTCTCTTCCTTCATATAGTCTTCCATCATGTCAGCAATTAGTTCTGCTTTTCTAGATTCTACTTTAGAAGTAATTGCTTGTATCTGTACTTGCATAGCAGGATTTTGCATAGCTTGAGGATTTTGTGACATTTGTTGTACCATCTGAATTTCTCGCATGAACTCTATCTCCACTTGTTCTAAAGCCATCAAGGAAATGTGTTCAAATATATTTTTACTTAAGGCTCCTGTGATGATCGGGTTATTTTGAGCTAAGTTGGTACCCATAAAATTTAAGTGAGCGGTAATGTGAGCTCTATGATCTTGTCCTTTAAATGCTTGGAACGGTGCTGCCGCTAATGCTTGAATATGTTCTACGGCTGGATCCATGGGCATGGGTTTAGGTTCTGGTTTCAAAATAGAATCTACATCTCTTACACCTAATGCTTCATACATATTTCTATAAGCTTTATAGATATTATGAATTTGAGGATTGGATTGTGCTAATTGTAATTCGGTTTGAGCCAAACTAATTCGTTGCGTTTGAGAAAAGATATTAGGATCAGCAACCGGAATGATATCTACTTTATCATCAAAGTCTGTCTGCTTAATCATTTTTTGTCCACCTACTACATCATAAGGATATTCATTCGGTAGATATAATTTAAATACTCTTGCTAATAATTTGAATTCATTTTTCAAAGATGCATACAATCGTTTATGGATAGCACTCATGGTCCTTGATCCACGTTCCAGCAATGCCACGGTCGTACCCACTGCCGCTTGCTGATTACCCTCTCCTACTTGCATGTCAGCTATAGATGCAAAGCGCTGACCAGCTTGTACTACGACCCCCATAAGTTGTAAAAGAGTTTGACTTGGCTCTTTGAAAGGCAAAGGCATAAACGCATCTCGTAAATTTCCACCGGGAGCATCTACATCTCTAAATTCTCCTGGTTGAATAGATTGCGCATCATCTCTAATTCGTATTCCTCTCATCTTAAATCCAGCTGGTAAATTAGATAACGTTCCAGCATCTAAGAGAGATCGTAATGCAGCAGTTGCCGTACGAGACAAACCACCGATCATGTGAATTAAACCAAAACCATAAAATCCTAGTCCTGGTAAAAATTTGAAATGAACAAAATAGCTAATTTTCTTTTTCTTAGGATCTGCTATTTCATAGTTCCTACGAATGGATAAAATTTCACGGGAGCTTTCTTCGATCGTTACAATATAAGGAAGTTTAATTCCAGTGATGTCCCCGTTGGGTCTTCGATCTTCAAATCCCTCAAGATCTAAATTGACATGACATTCAATCAAAGTAAAGACATCTTCTTCTCTTCCTGTTTGTGAAATACCTTCTAGTTCTAATTCTTTTTTCTCCAGGTCTGTCATATTGTCATACCCTGGTGTTAATTCTATGTCTCTATAAAATCCTGCGACTTGTTGTTTACGTAAATCATTGCCCGACATTTTTAGTACATGCATCACGGCCTCTGCATCTTCTAAAGAAGTTGCGGAGTAAGGAACAATTAAATCATCAGCGGGTACAAATTTAGAAACAGCTCTATCTAATAAAGAATCGTAATATACTTTTTTAAATGCGGATCCAGACAAAGGTAAATAAAATAACATTTGATCAAATTCAGATTCATATTCTTTCATCTGATCCATCAATTGATAATTCATAAATTCTTTAACACGTTCTGCTTGTTGTTCTTTTTCCGGTGTCACTGCTCCAATAATCTGAGTTCGTACAGGTCCCCCTGCCGGTAATAATTCTTTATAAGCCAAAGCTTGAAATTGTGTGATGGATTCTGCTAGGACAGGATGAGTTGCACCCGATGCACCTTGAAAGGGTTCTGTCTTTTGTTCATATTTAAATCCTAATAAATCTAATCCTTGTACATATGCTTTCTCCCAATCTTTTCTAGAAGATCTATAATCTTGATAATTTTGATAGAGCTCTGATCCAAGAGGCATTAGTGTTTCCTCAGGTAGTAATTCAGCCAAGTTATCAAAATGATTTTGGCTTTGTTCCTGGCTAAAGGCTCCTGGGTCAAAGTTAATTTCTACGCCACCGTCTTCTAATGGTGTAATTTCCGTATCTTGCGGATTAGGAATTTCTTCTTGTGTTTGTATAACTTCTTCTGTTAACTGTTCTGGAGATTCTAATTCAATAGTTTTTCTAACTTCATTAGGAAGTGCCTTGTCTATTTCTGCCATTGATTATCTCCAACCTCTTTTTGCTAATTTAGGTTTACCAGCTCTTACTAGTCCACCTTTTTTAAATTCTTTTGAAAAGAAAAGTTCTACTCCACCTTTTCCAATCCTTATTCCTTTACTAGTTCTTTTCTCCTCATCTGATTTTTTAAACATTATATTAGGATCAAATTTTACTTTACTATCTTCAAGGTCTTTTTTAGTCATAACACCCTTTGGTTTTTCAGGTGCTTTTAATTCTTTTTCTCTAAACAAAGAAAACTCTGTTTCTAGTTCAGGTTCCGGGGTTGTTCGTTTTTCTTTTAATTTCTTATTTTTTGCCATTAGTTTTCTCCGATCGCACCACTTTAACTTGTTTTTTCGGAACATTCAAGCCTTGTGGATTAGGTCCTCTTAAAGGAGGCACAGTAGTTGTAAGTTTTTTCATTACCAATAATAACTCTTTTTTTTCTTATATAAAGGTTCTTCTATATAGTCTTCTGGGTGAGATATCAATCCACCTTGTCTAAATCGCATTAAGGCTTGAGTGGTGGAGTCTACTAAATCATCATGATCTCCATAAGGAAAAGCTGCACATTCTTCAATCACTTCTTGTGCAAACTGTTTATCTTTAGGAGCCCATACCATTCCTGACTCAAACAAAGGGGCTACCGCATTGACACGAGTGTGTTTATCGTTGCCTTTGGAAGGGGAAAAATTGACAACGGGTATGCCCATTTGTCTGAGTTCATAAGTAAGTGGAAGTCCAGATGCTTTGGACTCAATCAATACGGTTTCAGGTTTCCAATAATTATATTGTTCTAGTGCTACTCTTCTAAGATCAGGAAACTCTAATCGTTCCTTCATACAATCTAATAAAATAATATTGGCTGCTGAATCTTGGTTTGGATAGAAAATACCCCATGTAGTAATAGCAGAATAATCCGCTGTTTCTTTTTTCATAAATGCCGTATCATAACTTTGAATGACATGCTGCAAAGGTGGTATGTAATCATGTTCCCAATTCTGCCACCACTCTCGTTTTAATAAAGATCCTTCTTCTGCTGTAGGATCTTGCATATACTGAGCATTCCATTTGGAAATACCAGCAGAGGCTTTCACAGCTAATAAATCTTCTACGCTCCAATATTCTGGCCATACAGGATTACCACTTGGCATGATTGCAGGGAACTCTATCACCTCCCATTTATCTGCTTTATCTTCTTTTGCGGATGCATTAATTAATTGTGCAGTTAAATCTTTGGTGGACCACCTGGTCATAACTAATACGATTCGACCCCCTGGTTGTAAACGTTGACGTGGTCCTGAAGTATACCATTCATATGCTTTATCAAAAGCATTGGGTGAATTAACATCTTGCTCGGAATGGGGATCGTCAATG